GCTTCTTTAGTGATGTCTTTGAACTCTGCATTCATATTATTGGTTTTTATAATGTGTTATATAGAAAAATAAAAAAAATCAATGTCAAACAATGTGAAGGCTTTATTTTACAACAGAATAATGAAGGGCCCAAGGCACTCCCCAAAAATTCTATACGAATAAAATGGGTAGGGGGTCAAAGAGGGTAGGGGCCCTAAGCCATTTAACATAATATAAATTATGAGACTCCTCTCCTCTCCTATTTTAGCCTATCCAATGTACAAAGCTATTGTATTTTACTTTATTGATTGTAATTGCAGCCTTAAGCCAAAAGTAAAAACTAACCAATAATACTTATAATACAATATAGAGGACTATACTCTATATAGTAGATAATATAACCTATAGTAATATAATATATACAATATATATTGATTAATGTAACCCTATACAATATACCCTTATCTAATATATACGATATAGCATATTTAATGACCTAAATACACTAACTAAATTAACTATTCCTTAACAAATAACTTAACAAAGTTTAACATTGTTTCACATTTATCCTTATCTTTATGTCTCATTAAAAACAAACACAATGACAAACGAACAACTACAAAACGAGATCAACAAGCTATCAAAGAAAGCACTAGCACTAAGCAAGAAAGCTTTTTGCGGTAACGAGCACAGCTCAAAATATTCAGCTAGTATGGACTACTGTTATACTAGAATCCACCAATTAAAAGCCCAATTAACAAACAATTAAAACCTTTATTATGATTTATTTACTTATTATCCAGGTGCTATTATTCTCTGTTCTTATTGCCTTTGTCTGCAAGTTATTTACTAACCTTTTAATTGATAAGCAATAATGAACACCTCAATAACACTACTACAACTGGTTCTTTTATGTGCTGCTTTTATACTAGCATATGCACTAATTAAAACAATAACAAACAAATAAACCTTAAAAACAAACACAATGACAAACACGCAAACACAAACAGAAACAAAATCAACTTATAATGGTTGGACAAACTACGCTACCTGGAGAATTGCTTTAGAGTGGTTTGACGGCTATAATATAGACGACTACGAAATGGATACATACGAACTTAGTTTACAATTAAGAGAGTATGTTGAAAATACTTTAGAGGAAACTACTGCGGAAAATGAAATAGTTATACATTACGCTTTAGCCTTTACAAGTGACGTAAATTGGTACGAAATTGCCGAGCATTTAATAGAGAATCAAAATAATTAATAATAACAAACAAACAAAACACAAACAAAATGAAAAAATTTAATTTAGTAGCAGGATCAAAAAACAGTTTAAGACCTGCATTTGAGTACATTCAAGTAAAAAACGGCTTTGTATATGCTACAGATGCTCATAAATTGGTAAAAATACCAATTAACGAGGCCTTTGGATCATTACCAGCTGAGGCACCAACGGAATTTTATTTTAAGGCTGAGGCCTGGAAAAAAGGTAATTTTTATAAGGCCTTGTATTATAACATTAAAGATAATTACCTAGAGGCCTTTGATAAAAAAGGTAAATTAGGCATTATTGATATTTTAACCCTGGAGCAATTTAGAGAGCAGGTTGGTGGGAATTATCCAGACTGTGAGCAAGTATTACCAACAAATGAAAAACCAGCTGAGGCGGTTGAGTTAATAAGCTTTAACCCTTCATACCTACAGGATCTTTGCGAGGTATTTAACCAAAGTACTAGCAATTTTATATATACATTTTTTGGTAAAACTAAGGCTATTAAAGTAACTCATAAAGATATGGAAGGCTTTGGAATCATTATGCCGATAGCTTTGCACGACTAACCAGGTTAACTGAGGAGGCTTATGATAGCCGAAATAAAGGCCTTTTAATTAGGGCCTTTATCTTAACCAATATTTATTTTATGCTTTGCACTAAATTAACAGATGGCAGCTACCTGGTGAGTGATATGATCCAGGGCCAATATGTAAAAAGAATTTACCAGGGTTACAATAAAGCCCAGGTGTTAAAGTTATTTAGGGCCTATAAAAAACAGATTCAGCAAAACTGGTTTGAGTACCTAGCAAAGTAGGTTAATTACCTATTTATGGCAATATAAGGCTGTTTAAGGCGGTTTATTGTCTTTGTAGTACTATGTATTCAAAATAAACTAAATAGGCTTAAACAGGCTTAAAATAGCTTTTTTGAGTACGTAGGGCAAAAAAACGAGTATAAACCGAGTACACAAAGACGAAAAAAAAAATTTTTGGAGAACCAAAACGGCTAAAAAAAAATTTTTTGAGAACTGAAACAGGCCGAAAAAAATTTTTATGAGTTGGAAAATTCTCTCACAAAAAAAAAGTGAGTTGGCAAATTTCGGCTACATAAAAAAAGTGAGTTGGAAAATTGCCGTAGAAAAATTTTTTGAGTACCAAAAACCCCTAAGGGCCAAAAAACCCCAAAAACCTGCTAAAAATCCCCTAAAAATCCCACAGCCAAAAATCCAGCATTAGTCTGCTAACGCTGACAAAAATCTTTTATGATTCCTTTAACAAAAAACCTTATAAAAATCTAAAACAATAACAAAAACCCCTTAACTTCGTCAAACAAAACAAAAACCCCATCTATGTCATTTGAATTAATCACCGTCAAATATGGCTGCAAGTGTAGTCTAACTGGCAAAAACTTCTCACCAGGTGAGCAAGTCTATTTTAACTACCTATCAAAAACCTTCCTTGATCCTGTGTATTATGAGAATATGCAGAGCCAAATCAATTCAAGTGGAGTTCAATCTTATTTCCAAAGGCACCAAAAACTTAATAAAGTAAACCAAAAACCCCAATAATATGACTAAATTCGAGTTTATCACAGAGACTAACCCAATAACTGGCTCTATTAGATACTGGACAGAGAAGGAAGGTATATATGTAGACCATACTATCTCAGATAAAAAAGAAGTGGCTTACCAAAGATTTATGAGTGCTGCTAGTGGCATATCTTTAAAGCCTAACATAGAAATTACTGAAACTATTTACTCATCAACTGAATAAGTATGCACCCTACACCAGCTCATCTAAAACAAAAAGGCCTTAAAGATTACTTTATGATAAGTACTGATAAGGATAGGATTAAAAAAGATTACATCTATCGTGGTATGTTTATTCATTGGGACAGCAAAAAACCCTTAGATAAGTTTTACTATTGGAGAGGTGATTATTTCACATCGATTGAAGGAGCTATGCGTTCCATTGACCGACATTATAAACTATATAAAAAACTAAAAGATGCTAATTAGAGATTATCGTGCCTTACTTAAGTATGGCGATATAAAGAAGATTTGTGAGTTAACAGGCTATACACCCTATAAGGTACGCACAAGGTTAGCTAAGGCTGATGAGGAAATGATTGAGATTGTAGAAGCTTTCTATCGTAAGAAAATAGAAGAATTAAAAAACCAAATTTATGATTTTACCGAATAAACTAAACTATTACATTATGCCAGGAGTAGTAAACATCGAGCAACCAGATAGAGAAGTTATCATTCAGTTTATCTGTAAAGAAATGAATGTAAGATACAAGGATGCCTTGTCTAAAGATAGATCACGCATTCTAGTACTTACTAGGAATATGTGCTATGCCATCTTAAAAACCTATGTAGGGGCCACAGTAACCTCAATAGGCAGGTTATTTTTTCGTGACCATACAACTGTCCTACACGGACTACGAATGCACCAACAAGACTTAAGAACTAATGATATCTATGCAGAGCAATTTGATGAAATTAGATTCTTACTTAAACTTAATTTACCAACCAAAAAACACCTAAAGTATGCTAAGTCAATTCGCACAATGGGATGATTCTGAAAAGCGATTATTCATCGCTAAGATTATCCACCAAATTAATTATTCACAAGCTAATCTTGAGCTAATGGAATCAATCTTGTCTATATGGCAAAAATATCCAACAAGACAGGCTTATTATTATCAAGAAACACAAACAAAAAATCTAAACTATGGAATTGCAAACAACTAGTCCTTCGTATGAGTTAATCAACAAGGACTCAATGCTACAATTAGCATCAGAATTATCTAAGCTTATAAAAGAGAAAGGCTTATCATCTAACATTCAAGGCAAACAATTTGTAAACGTGGAAGGATGGCAATTTGCTGGAGCTTCACTAGGATTGATGCCAATTATTACATCTACTCAAGACTTATCAAATGAAACTACTATCAAATATATGGCGACTTGTGAAGTTCGCAATATTACTACTGGTTCTGTTGTTGCTGTCGGTATTGCTTTATGTACCAATGCCGAAAAAACTAAGCGTTACTTTGATGAATACGCTATTCTCTCTATGGCTCAAACTAGGGCTATTGGTAAAGCGTATCGTAATTTGTTAGCTTGGTTAATGAAAGCTGCTGGATTTGAAGCTACACCTGCTGAAGAGATGGATTTTGCAGATGCGAAAGCAGATGCTAGGGCTAAAGAGGAGCCCAAAAAACCTGTCGTACAAGAGGTAGAAGTAGAAGAGATGGCAGAGGTAGAAATTGATAGAGTAGAATTAATCAAGCAAATTACTGACTGCACAAAAAATAAGGAGCTAGTAGATTTATATTATGGATACAAGCAATACATAGATGGCGACCAAGCTTTACTTATGTTGCTTAAGTCTAAAAAAGAATCATTCACATCTAAAACAAAAAAGTAATGAGTACAGAAATATTTTTACCTAAGGTAGAATTGTCTACCTATGAGCCGAGTAAGTTTAACAATGACTTAATTAAGACAACTATTGTAGAGCACTATAAAGAAACAGGAGATAGCCCACTTGAAACATTAGTTCGTATGGATGCTATTGCACAACTATTCGATGGTGTTCGTGGTGAGCTTAGAGAGTTAGTAGTAGATGAGTTAGCTAAGTATCCTGGTGGTAAGGCTGATGTCTTAGGTAGCGAGGTTACTAAGATTGAATCAGGAGTTAAGTATATCTATGACCAAGATTATGCTTGGACTAAACTTAATAACGAAGTAGAGTCACTTAAGTATGCTCTTAAAGAAAGAGAGAAGATGCTAAGGACTATTAACACACCTATGGTTGATCCTGAGACTGGCGAGATGGTACATCCAGCACCTAGAGTATCTACAACAACATTTAAAATATCTTTAAAGAAATAACAATGAAAGCAACACTAGGGATGTTAAAATTCTTTTTTATTGCAGTACCAGTTTTTATTGTTGTCTATTGTGGTGCAATGGCAGCTATAGAGATTAAAGAATATTTAAGAAAATGATTTACCAATTAAAAAACACAATAGATGTTCACACTCCTCTTGGGTACGGAAAAGCAATCGCCTGGATCGATTACGGATCAGATACAAACACAGTTTGGAAAGTCGTACTATACGACACAGGTATGGTTAGGAACTTTTATGACGATGACATTCTCGTATATCCCAACGCAATGGATGGAGGAGAAATCGATGAAGAGTTCTTCGTCAAAAGAGAGTTTAAGTATAATAATCAACAATTTATAAAAGGGCTAAAAAACCATTTTAAACCATATGAGTCAAGAGATAAAGGGGATGGAGAATAATATACCAGTTAGAATGGTGTTTATAGACAACAAGGAAGAGATTCATTTCAAATCCATAGCAGCAGCTAGCAGGAAGTCTAAAGTGACAGCACAGAGCATCAGAGAATCATTAAACCCTATTGCTAGAAAGAAGTTTATGGTCAAGCACTTAGATAAAGAGAGAGTAGTGGCTTTTAGGATACTATCTAAATAATCTTATATTTGTGGCGAGTGTCGGATACTCATTAAGAATTTATTGCCCTTGATATGAACCCCCAATCCGACTGGGGGGAATTTGATGGGGCTTTTTTTATTTATGAACAGAGATTTTAAAGGTGTATGGATTCCTAAAGAGGTTTGGTTAGATGAAAAACTTTCTTGGACGGAAAAACTTTTCTTAGTAGAGATTGATTCTTTAGATGCAGAGAAAGGTTGCTTTGCAAGTAACAGTTATTTTGGTGTATTTTTTCAGTTAAGTAACTCAAGAGTTAGTGAAATTATATCTCAGTTGGTTGAGAAGGGATATGTAACTACCTTTCTTGTTTACGAAGGGAAGCAAGTAAAACAGAGGATTTTAACACCAACAATACCTATTCGGAAAGTCGAAGGAGGTATTCGGAATACCGAAGGGGGGTATTCGGAAAAGGCGAAGGATAATAATACATTGATTAATAATACAACTATAATAAATAATAAACTATATAACGAAAAGGAAGCTTTTGTAAATAGAGTTAATGATTTTAAGGATAAACTTGGTAACCAATACCAATCTTTTTTAGACTATTGGACTGAAGCAGATGCTAAAGGCAAGATGAGATACCAAGACCAAAAATTCTTTGACATAGCTAGAAGAGTAGGTACCTGGATTAAGAATAGTAAAAACTTTGAACCTAACACACAAACTAAAATAAAATTAAAATGACACCAAAAGAAAAAGCACTACAACTAATTACAAGATTTCAACATCCTTTATCAGAGAAATCTGATACTGATTGTTTGCATATAGAAGTAGCTAAAGAATGTGCATTAATTGCAGTAGATGAGATTTTAAGTGTAGTATGGTATGTACCTGTTGATATAGAATATTGGCAAGAAGTTAAACAAGAAATAGAAAAATTATAATATGGATGTTATAAATCTTCCTAAAAACCTAGAGATAGAAGAAAATATACTAGGCTCAATCTTGCTAGATAAAAATGCTTTGCCTTTTGTAGTAAACTATCTAACAGAAGATATTTTCTACGATTTAAGACACCAACTTATTTTTAGAACTATAAAGCAGATGTATGATAAGAACATACAAATAGACTTAAGTACTGTGTTCCAAAGACTTATAGATAATAAACATTCAGAAGAGGTAGGTGCCCTATACCTTTCTAAATTAACTAATAATGTAGTATCTACTGCTCACCTAAACACTCACATAGAGGTAGTAATAGAATTATACAAGCGTAGAAAGTTAGCAACCCTGGGTAGGTTAATGGAGGTAGCAGCCTATGATGGTGGTGAATCCACAGATGATACCCTAGCTACGTTTGGTAAACAAATTTTAGGACTGCAAGAGTTTGGTAATATATACGAAAAGACTATAGACCAAATCATTTTACAGCTAATTAACAATAGAGATGCTGCTAGAGAGGGGGAGCTGCTAGGCATAAACACAGGTTTTATAGAGCTTAATAACACCCTTTGTGGATGGGTAGACCCTGACTTTGTTATCATAGCTGCTAGACCTGGAATGGGTAAGACTGCCTTTATGCTTTCTAGTATCTACCACATAGCAATCCAAGGAGGCATCCCTACGGCCATTTTTAGCCTCGAAATGAGCTCCAATCAGCTAGTTGAAAGGTTAGAGTCAATTAGCTCAGAACTACCCTTAAAACGCCTTAGAATGAATTTACTGACAGATAACGAAAAGGCCCACCTTTTACGAACTGACGACAAGATACTTACTTCCCCCATCTACATAGAGGATATGGGCGGTATTAGTGTAACCCAGCTACGAGCCAAAGCGACTATTCTTAAACAGAAGTATGGCATAAAGATTATCTTTATCGATTACCTTCAACTTATGAGTGGTACTGGCAAGTCAAACCAAAACCGAGAGCAAGAGGTATCCTACATTAGTAGGAGCCTAAAAGCACTTGCCAAAGAG